AAGATATAATCACCGTCATGTTCGAATGAATATACCTCCTCCTTTAGTTTTGGCGGATTATTGTTAATATTTGAACCACCCTCGCCCTTGTCAACTTTGCCATCTAATTCTCCAAGAGTATAAAACCATAAAATAGCGCTCCACGCTTCCTCAATATTGTCTGGTATGTCATCATAGTAAAGATTGAGTGCAATAAACAATTTATCAATTTCACTTAACTCTGGATCTTTAATAGCCATTTCAAACAATATTGATGTTCTATGGTCACAATTGATAGTATGTTCAACCCCACCTATAACGACACTGGTGGGGTTTTTATCAACTAGAATATTCATTTTATTATTTCCTTATTCTGCGAGGGCTATATTTTTCTAATAACTCCTTATGTCTATCAGCTATTTTCTTTTCTGAATAATTATTTATTTCTGAGATTATGAAGAATCCTAACTCAGCTATGTCTTCAAAGTTGACTTCGCGCTCACCAAAGATTTCTTTAGTTGCTCCGTCTCCCAATAAGTTATCTATACCTTCGACAAATAGCTCAATAGCTTCATTGTTGAATTTTGCCAACTTTTCTAAATCAATGTTCTCTAAGTTAACATCTTCGCCATAAGCTTCATTAGAACTCATATTTTGTAGTTTAAGTCCGAATGCTTTAAGGTTTTCTATGAAGACCTGGTCAGCTGTGTCTACCTCGAACTTTACTCCATTCAATTCTAATGTCAGATAATCTTTCTCTTTAAAATTAAACACTCTTACGTTACTCATATTATATAGTCCTCCTATTTGTTATATTATAATGGTAAAAATGTACATTCTTCTAATTGGTCAGTTGGGGCATCCTCAGCAAACACAGCAATCCCCTGCTTAGTTGTCCCTTGTGCGCGAAGTGTGCCTGAGTATGTGTAAACTTCTGATTCTCCACCTTCGGACTCAGGAATTAAACTAAACACTCTCTCTTTTGCTTCGTACGCTACACCTGAATCTCCTTCTTCAACAGGAACTTCTTTTGTGAAATTTACTGATAAAATAGTAACTGTAGCATCTGAACCTAATTTTTCATTTTCAAAGATATCTACAATTACATCATGAACAGGGTCATTAGTTCTTTCATCCATAGAGAATGAAACACCTGATGATATACCTGTAACATCAACTCTCTCGAATGATTCGTCAACATATTGTCTGCTGTACTCTAGAGGGTTTTTCTCCTCTTCCATAGCAGTGAAGAATTTCATTCTATTGTAAGTGTCATCACTCGTTTTCATAAAATTGACCTTTTCACTACGTCTTACAAATCTTTGTGTTTCCATATTTATCGNTCCTCCCTGGAAATTATTTTTTAATTTTGATAATATACTAATCTTATTTGCATTTGATACCTTGCTCTATTCTCATCAGCATGAAATAGGTAACCACTATCTAGAACTTCCATAAACATTGGTTCCTTATCTTTACTTAGATTTGGTAGCTCATACCTGTTAGACTTATCTTCTATCCAATCTGCCACATTTTGATAAAATCCATTGTTTTCAATATTCACTAAAACTTCAGGTCCATAATGTTCTTTAGACGCAAAGACAAAAGTAAATTGCTTAACCTTGCCTCCATCAGCATATGTTTTAACAGTTGTGTTTGTTGGTACAGCGTCAATGGTATATTCAAAAACTTTATCAGGCAGGAAGTCAACATTTACTCTTCTATCTCCATTTAGATAGGGACATTGTCTCATAAAATCTCTAACCTTGTCAATAATCATTTTTCACTTCTACCTCCTGCCACCTTAGCTGCCTCATCTCTTATCTTATCAACATTATCTGTCTTCATTCTATCGAACCAGTAAGCACCTCTCATTGGTGAACCTTTATAGTTCTTTTTTGTGTGGTATACTGAATGAGCGTATGGTGTGTCGTAAACTATGCTACCTTCACCAACCTTAGTTGACCTTCTAGCTGAGTTGATTAACTCACCAGTATCTCTAGGTGTATACTTCTCACTTAACTCAAGAACCTTTCGGTCAATATACTTCTGAGTTCTTCCACCTTTTTCAAGTCCTCTAGATTTAGACATCATATCAACATTACCAATTCTAAATTTCTTTAATCTTATCATTTAGCATGCACCACCCAATGCCTCATTCGAGGGCTTCCGAAGCCTTTAAAGTCAACGGTAGTCATTGTGAAATAATGCTTTAAATCTTTTGCTAATCGAATCTCAAGATGTGATTCGCCCTCAACTACTAGATCCCCTGGAGCTAGCGTAAAGTAAGCTGATTTATCTTCAGCATTCTCAAATTCNTAAGCATTTAAGAATTGTCTTTCAGAGGAATGATTTAATGGTATGAAGATTTTAGCCTTGTCATCTGATGTGTTATTTGTGGAGTTCTTTATATAACCCTCCTGGCTATTGAAGAAAACTCCGTAAACTACAGTTCTCTGATAAACATCTAAGTCTTTATCAAAATCGTAATATCTATTGTATATTGTTATAGTGTCATTGAACATGCTAAAACCCCCTATACATAAGACCTGTGTATATGAGGTTGTTATATATAATTTCATAATTGCTTGAGTTGATTTCTTTTACGTCTCTGTAACTGACTGAATGTTCTCCTACAGATTCACTAGTTACATTTCCCACACTTTCAATGTCTGCACAATTATCAACGAGTTCGCATATGGTAAACTTAATAAGCTCTTTAGTCTCTTCATCTTCAACACTTTTTGCTCGATTGAATGTATGAAGATTAACTAGATTGCTTGCTTTTCTTGCGAGCCTGTTAAACTGAGACTGATTGTCAACTCTGATTCCATTGTAAACTTCTTTGTAAAAATTGTAATCAACCATACTCTCAACTCCTTGAAATTATAGGGGGCTTAAAAGATGCTCCCCCATAATTACTTACCTTTATTGTCGACTCTCTCCAAGAACTCGCCATCATACTTCTTTAAGTTTTTAATAGCTTCATTAGCTCTCTTTACAGTCATCTCGATTTCTTGGCCAGCCTTGTAGATTTCTTTAGTATGGGTATCTCTAAAGTCTTGCTTTACTATATATTTAGCCATTTCATCATCCTCCCATATCTAAATTATCAGCAATTAACCTTCTGGTGGTCCTTCACCATTTCCGTCACCATTTTCGTCACCATTTTCGTCTCCAGGTGCTTCAAAACCATCTACGATCTTAACTACACCTTTGTCATTGTATAAGTTAACTGCATATAATGTGTCAATAACAATGTTAACCACTCTTTTTAGTTCATCATAACCTGTGTTGATTTCAGGAGTCTTCTTCAAAATGATCTCTACAGCTCCATCCTTTTGAATATATGCTGTGCCAGCTTCAACACGCTTAGTTCTTACAATATCCTTCAATCCTAATAGATCAGCAAGCTGCTCTCTAGTAAGGAATGTGTTTCCATCGATTGCCTCTTTTCTCAACTCTGTGTAATCTGATGGGTTAATAAATAGGATATAATCTTCGTCATCTTCGTCATTGAAGACTGAAAGTGCATCAATAATATTACTTATTGATGTTGGTTCCCCACTGTAACCTAGAATTGCTTCATCTAATGCTTCAACATAATCAATCTCAATCTTATCTGAAACTGATAATGCTAATTGGTTTGCAGCCTCGCTCAATGTTCCATCAACGTTAGTTAAAATCGCTTTACTTGTTGGAGCAACAGCGTTACCAACTTCCTTGATAGTAACCTTAGTAGTAGTCATGCTCATTAAGCTAGGGTCAATTGCTACCCCTTCCTCTAAATCCTTAGCTGCACCAATATATGCATACTTAGGTCTAGTGATTGTGTCTCCTGCTTCTCCAACTAAAGTTGTATCAACCTTAGCGTGCGGAGCAAACTTAATTCCATTCTCTAATGATGCTGAAATCGTATCAGCAAGAACCTCTGGGTTAATTAAATCCATTACCTTTGTAATTGCCATTTAAATCATCTCCTTATTTTTTATCGTTGTGTTAAACTCTTGTAAAGACCTGGATTCTTATTATATAACTCATTTTTTTCAGTGTAAGTCATATTCTTGAAGTCTTCTATAGTAATCTTGTTACCTCCATCGTTATGTTTAGTAGTTACATTAGACAACCCTTTGCTTTCCTTACTGAATAGATAATCATAGTTCTCTTTAGCCAACTCTAGTTGCTCAGTTAGCCCTTCAATCTTACCATCTTCAAATTTAATCTTTTCTGTATCTATTACAGTCTTTACTAAGTTAATATCTTTAGCGCCAGCCTTAATTAATTCTTTCTCAAGCGCAACATTAAACTTGATTTCGTTTATTTCAGATTGGTGAGCTTGAGTCATCTCAGTAATCTTCTGCTCTAGTTCAAGTTTCTCATTCTTTACAGCTTCAAAATCTTCTGCTGAAATAGTGTTCTCAGTTGCCTCAGCAAGCTTTCGCTCAACCTCAGCAAGCTTGCGCTCAGCCTCAGCTTTCTCGTTTTCTAAGTCAGCAATAGTTTGTTTGGTCTTCTCGATCTCAATTCCTCTCATCTTGAAAACCTCTTTGATTTGTGTGTCATCTAATCCTAATGCTACTAAATCTTCTTTCTTCATTGTAACTCCTCCTAAAATGTAATTTAAGCTTTTTAAGTCGTCGCTAATGACTTCATTACACTCATTATATATTACACATAATTCTTTAAAATTTTTCACTACATTGAAAATCACTCATTAGATATTTCAATAGCCGTTCTAGTTCCCTCTATTTTCTCTGGAACTATTCCATCGTCAAAGTCAAAGGTAACTTCTAGAACACCATTGCCTTTGGGAGCTAACTCATCTAAATCTGCAATTTTATCCATTATTTTAACTATGTCTCTATATGCTTTAATAACTTGCTTCTGAATATCTGCCACTGTGCTATAAGTTCTCTCACTGCCCATTACTACTTCTGTTGCTGTCTTGGCTGCAAAGTTGACATCAGATAACACTCCATAACCCAATCCTACATTAAACTCAATTTTTCTTAGAATGTCGTTTAAGCCTTTTCTGTAGCTTTCATCTTTAATTGTTGGGTTAAACTCCTTCATTCCATTATTATTTCCATGTTCACCAGGAATCGAATTAGTTACCCTATATAACTCAGACTCCTTGAACCCTAACTTTCTCTTTCCAGGCATCTTCTTACCACTAGTCTCTATATGATCTATTCCATTAATTAAAGTATAGTCAACGGAGATCTCTATGCCAGCAAGTCTATACTCTCTAATCATTTCACTGTATATCCTATCATAATCCTTAATTAAGCCTTCGATCTTAGAGAACACACTAACCCCTAATTTTGAATCAATGTCTTTATTATTAGAAAATGGAGTTTTAATGTAAACATAGAATGGCTGTTCAATATCCTCTAAAACAAACTCAGGGTCAAGATGTGCCCACTTATCAACCTCTGATAATGGTCTCTCTTGGCCAGTCCTCCCTTTTATCCCTTGACCTAAATATAATTTATTAGTTATTGTGTAAATTCCATCATGAGATAAATCATGAGTCTCCACCTTAGTATATACGTAATCACCTTTCTTCACCTTATCAAGGAATGCTACGCTAACTAGCTCGTCAAAGTCATTGAATCTTAATGGAATAAAACTACCTGGTCTCATATACTGAATTCCAATTCTTCCATTAGAGACAAATGGTTTTAATATGCCTCCACCTTGGACAAGCAGTTGCTCGACAATTCTTCTTGTTCTTTCTACTAATGGTTGGTACTGCTTATTTAAGTAATCTCCACGCTCACCTCCAATAATCTCACTCTTCATCTCCACTGTAACTTTTCTTGCTAGCTCAGAAACAATAGCTGCACCTAGGTTTCTACCAAAGACTACTTGGTGCCCATGGTCATTCCACTCTTCCCATGGTGGTCTATTCTCGTATATACTAACCCAATGTTCTACGTCTGCACTGTTGTCATACTCACTAAAATCTAATTCATTTACATTCACGTCTATTAACCTCCTAATTAAATAATTTTTAAAGGAATTCCACATATTATATATCCTCCTTGCTTTTAAATTTTCAAGCTTAATAATGTTGGTAAATCTCTTTCTAACCCATATTCAAACGCGTCAATAACATCTGTGTCTACATCTAAACGCTCATCCTCCTTGCCCTCTCTACTATCCCAAACAGAAGTCTCTAAAGCCTCCTTAGCCTCCTCTGCTAACTCAGTGTAAAATAATCTCCCTTGATTTATTAAAACACTTACTCCATCAATTCTCTCATTTATTCTGAGTTTCTTACTTGGCCATACTAGCCTACTTAAGTTCGCCTTGGCTAACGAGTTCTTTAATGATGTTATTGCCATAGTTCTAGCGGAGTCTCCATATGTGTAACTTACTCTTATTCCATATATTGCTTCAACCTCCTGAAGGAACTTAACATATCTATCACCAATGATATCTTCAGTTATCTCTCCAGCGAACTTCTTGCTTGATAATATATATACATCATTATCATAAGAGATACCTACAGCAACAAAAGCAGTATAAGACTTAACACCTTGACCAAAGTCAACACCAATGCTTACCTGTCTTAACTTAGGAACCTCAGTAGACTTAATGAAGTAATTTTGAGGGTTGTCTGCAAACTTCTTGTAAATCAACCCGTCAGCTACAGCTCTCTCACCTAATATATTTCTTCTGTAATGAACAGTTTCAGGATTATATGTGCTCAGAGTGTTTGCTATCTGCTCCTCAGTTAAGCTAGCATTATCAAATATTGTAAAATGTTCATAGTTATACCCCCCACTAAACTCACCTTTACTTTCTATCTCTGCATACTTGTCAATATAATCTACATATATAGAGTGCTTAGGGTCACTGGGGTTTAAGTCCCAAAAAACCTTCTCCTTACTTGACATTCTTAATCTATCAAAACACTCTTTAATCATACTGTCATGGTGAAGATTGATCTCTGTCGCTATCCACATTCCATAAGAGTTACCACGAATGCTTTTGAAGCTATCTGCCTTCATTCCTCCTGCAAATATAACTATCTTTTCACCAACCATTGTGCTTACATATAGACACTCGTTTCCTTTGAACTTCCCCCACCGACTTCTACCTCTGAATATATACTCGAGTCCAAACTCATTAGCCTCACCTATATTCAGCTTAGCGTTACCAACTTTTGATCCTGTTGCAAGGTGAATCTTATCCGGATGTCTTTCTAGTTCCATAGCAAATGCTAAAACATTGTCTATAGTTTTCCCAGCTCGCACTGCCCCCTCAGCTACGTTAACTCGACTATACTTAGCTTTTCTTATATAAGCCTTGTGCTTATCATTAAATTTCCAATTTATTCTCTTGGTCTTCCTAAGCCTAGCTTTAGACATCTGCTAAATCACCTCACTCATAAATTTCTTTATAAACATCAGATAAATCTTCAACCTCTCTGCCCTCTCCAGTTAACTTGTCTATACGAGCCCTAATTTCATCATTCTTCAACTCGTAATCCTGCTTAACGTTATGAAGTAAACCCCGCTTTCTAGTTAACTCAGACTCAAACTTTGCTAACTCAGCGTAATAATCCTTCTTGGTTCGTAAATCCTCTGGGTGAACTAAAGATAGCTCGTTGGCTAGGTCAGCTATAGTCTTCTCAACTCTATCTATGTCTTCCTCAAGCTTTTTAACTATATCCATAAATTACACCTCCAAATAATGTAATCCTAATCTCTAATCTTCTCTCTTATAACTTTCATCCTTCTGGTGATGGTTGAATTGCTTACACCGGTGAGCTTTGCTATCTCACTGTAATTATAACCATCATTTAGATACCTAACTATCTCTTTTTCTGACTCACTTAATCCATCCATAAAAGACTCTAGGTAAAAATCTTCTGCACCTTCCTCATTCTGTATCTCTATGGTGTCAGATATGCCAACTAAGTCGACCTTGTTCCTCGTTCTCTCATTATATACATCATTACGAGCTATAGAATAAAATAAACTTGAAAAATTACCACGGCTCTCATCGTAAGCTAAGACAGCCTTGATTAAAGACTCACACACTAATCCATGATAGTCATCATAGTTTAATCCATACTTTCTTATAAAGGTCCCTACTAAATCATTTTCTACATACTCTCTCTCTACCATCTTCTTCTGTTCTTCATTTAACATATACTCACCTCTACATTATTGTCACCACCTTTATTTGCTATCTTTGTCATCTTTGTCATCTTTGTCATCTTCGCTATCTTCGTCATCTAAAGGCATTAATCCATACTCCTTAATCATCTCTTGTGCTATATACCTTGCTAGGACGCCTCCCCCACTCATCTCCAATATGTCATTTATAGCTTCATTTTTAATACTTGGATACTTGAAGTCAGGGCTGAAAGCCATCTTTCCTTTCTCAATAATAGCTTTATAAGGATTAAGATAATTTTTAGCTTCCTCTTTGTCTTTCTCAAACTGTTGCTTAACCTTCAAGAAATGATAAGTATCTATATAGTCCTTATATCTTTTAAGCAAAGTTGACGAAGATGTCATGGCTGACTTCCTATTAGAATCGGGATAAATCTTCATGTAGCTTTCTACTTGATTATAGGTCTTTAGATAGTCTATAATGAACGCTCTATGTCTAATATTTTTTATTTCTGGAAGATCATTTTTATTTATTTCCATATTCTCACCCCCCTGTATAATCGAGTAACCCCTTAATGTCTAATAACTTCTAAAAATAAATGACGCCGGTTACCCATAATTTCAAAAATAAAAGACTAAGGTGGATAGCATCTTAGTAAACCAGCTGCACTAACGCTAACCAGTCTACCATCACTTTCCACCTTTAGTCTTTTAATTAAATCTATATATTGTTGCTTTATTAACTTTTTTAGTTAAGAGGTTCACCGAGCAAACTCAGTAGACCCCTTAACTGTGGCATATTATTTAATAATTCAGGAGTTGAATTATCTATAAACTAATATCATAATCGCTCGGTTTTCTACTTTCCACCATTTTGTGCGATGTAATTTAATAACTCTCTATCTCTTGCTTCCTGAGCTTGCTTGAGTTTTCCTTTGGCTGCCTCTTCATACTTAGCACGCTCGGTTAAAATTTCAATTTCGGTTAACTTTAATTCATATTCGTTGCCATATTCATTGTAAAACTTAGATGTGTATAATTTATTCTCCCTTGCGATTATATATGTTACATCTGTAAACTTCCTCTCAGACCAATCACCACTTAATACGTAATTCTTGTACGAACTTTTAATATGTGAAAATGCTACGGTCTTTCCTTTTTTTAGGTAGTTGTTTAGGGCTTTCTTGTTTTGCTCTGTGAACCCGGTTTGCTCGATTTTGCTTAGGAATCTCGATGCCCTTGAGTTCGNGGATTTTTTATTGTCCTCTTTTAATGTTATTACGGAAACTCTTACCTGTTTTCCATTAACTCTTTTTCTTTTATCTTCAATCTCATATCCATGTGCTAATAACGCCTTACTTATAGTTGACCATTTTACCAATCTGTTATTAGCATTTACTCTTATATCCAAAGTTTCACTTATCAATTTCTTATCCTCATTAGTAATTTCTTCACCAAGATAACTTGCGATTATTCCTAATGATTTTTCTCTCTGAATAATTTGTTGTTCTATTGGAAGACTTTTACCATGAACTTTATAAGCGAAGAGCGTTATGTCATGTCTTATTCTTCCTCTTACTTGAACTATATTCGTATCGTCTGTGCTATTCACAAAAACATATTGAGCTCTTTTATCTTTTAAATTCCACCCTTCTCTCATTGAACCATTGATTATAACAAAATCATACTCGTTTGGCATAATTTCGTTTTTTAGAAGGATAGATCTAACTCTTAATTGCTCATCATTCATTGGTCTTTTGTTATTATTGATGGACCATATTGAGATTGTTCTGTAACCTTTACAATTTAATAGTTCCTCTATATTTTCCATGCCATCTATACGTTCGTTGAATATTATTGCTTTTTTGTCTTTTAAGTCGAAATCCTTAAATTCATCTATAATATTCTTTAACTCTGAATTATCAACGAAACTTCTTTCCATCTCATTTAAATGCCTTAAGATGTCTTCGTTGTGTAGGTAATCTATAATGTTTACGTTTTTGTATAAATCTTGCGAATATCTGTCTATAAATTTATCAATTTTATCTGTTGTTGCTGTAAAGTAATATATATCTAAATTATCATGTCTCTTGAATAATAATCTTATTGCTACTGCCAACTTATGAGACTCACTCATGAAAAAGTAATCGAATAATGAATGTATCTCGTCACAATATATAACTGAATATCCTTTGATAAAATCATCGTTGTAGTCAAATGATACAATGTGACCAAATTCTGCATATGTCATTATGTGGATATCTTGATTGGCTATGCCTTTCTCAGCTCTCCTTAAATCTTGAGAACTAAAAATTCTTTCCTTATCCTCATAACTATCTTTTAATGAAGTTGTAGATACCAATAAAAGTTTTCTACCATCATATTTATTTGCTAATATCTCTAGGATAAAATGTGTCTTCCCACTTCCGGTAGGAGAAAGTATTAAATTATTACTTCTAAACTCAATCTTATCTCTTTCAATGATTTGTCCTAAATATAACATTTCCTTTTTTGTTTTCATTATTTTTACCTCCGTTAATCTGTTTTATTTTACTTCCTAACTTTGCTTACAATGAATGGCTAGTTCATTGTTCCTAATATATAATATCAGAGAATTCCTTTCACAGTATAATATCAGAAAAGCTTTTTTATACCTATATTATAATATCAGAAAAGCTTTTTTACATTTTTTTATGCCTGTACATTTTAATATCAGAAAAGCTTTTTTATACCTATATTATAATATCAGAAAACCACAGTTTTATTATGGTCCTTAATATATAATATCATAAAAGCTTCTATAATAATGTGACAAACTTTTTGACTGATGAGTCCGTAGCCGGATACAGACCTTCTTTTGCTATAATATATAGACTTAAACGATTAAAGCCAGGAGTAG